GGATAGAGAGTGGGCGCTAGCAGATAATGCTGCTGCCCGAAGAGAAAAGTTAGATGACCGAAGGGCCGCAATAGATCAAGAGATGGCACGGGCAGTGCGAGACAGAAATTGGAGACAGGTGGACGCACTAAGAGATAGAGCGTCAAAACTTAGAGAAGATGTCGCAGCCGAGGGCCGAAAGATTATAGATGCTTACGATTTTACATTAGACAAAAATGTTAAAATTCTACGCAGCGAGTTTGACAAAAACCCCTCTAACTACGGCCCCAAAGGTTCCGAAAAAGCAATATCAAGGTCATGGGTAACAGTAACAAATAATGAGGGGGAGCAAGACAATCTATACCTGACAGACGCCGAAATAGCGGCGCGTTCTAAGGCAGGAAACCAGGTAGATAAATTCGTTTCTCCGTCCAGAAGATTTCAAGACATTGGCGTTTATGAAGAGCGCGGAAAGATTATTGGCGAGGGTGTTTTTGATAGATGGACAGGCGAGAAATATATTCCCGTGGTGGTGGACGGGAAATTAGTAAAGAAAGCAATACCGCCGGAGGCAGTGCCAAGAACAGAGAGTTCACTAAGCGTAGGCATACCAAGTTTTAGTCAATTTAGGAAGGTAGCCGACGCTACTGTTGCTGATGAAATTCAGATAAGAAGTTATGCGCGGTACATGAAAAACCAAGGGGACGCAAATGTTGGCGTTAGACGCTTGGCTGATGATCTGGTTGCTTATTACAAGACGTTTTTTGACGACAAATCAAAAGAAATGGACCTCTCTAAAGAAGAACTGGCTCTTCGAATAGCTAAAGGCCAGCTTCAAGGGCTTTTAGGGGGTGCCAGAATTATCACTGTCGGCCCCGGCGTTATGACGGAACAGGATGCTAGGCGTGTTTTGGCAAACCTTGGAGGCGATGTAACTGCGCTACAGAATCCAGAGGTGGTGGCAGCACAAATAAGCCGGATGTTCCATGATAAAGCGCGAGATTATGAAAACAATTTGAAGTTTTATAATTACAGCGTACAACAACAATATTCGCGCCGGGGGTTCCCGGAAAAATCAAGTATTCTGAATCAGATTGATCCCGAACTGTTCAAACCAGAAGTTTTTCTTGGCGCTCCCGTAGAGGATGTTAATTCTCAGGGCGGTCTTGCCAAGCAATCTCAGTTGCCGCCCTCTGAGCGTATTTCTAGAATGTCTCGACAAGAATTATTGGCTATTGATAGAAATTCTTTGAGTCGTCCTGATCTTAAATTGTTAATTGAAGCCCTAAAAAACCTTAAAAAACCTTAAGAATTAAGGGATCTCTCTATGGCTACAGAACCAGTTTCTACTCCTCAAGACGACGATGTAGATGTAGCTATTGCTCTTTCAGAGGCGCGGCTTCTGTTAATGGGTGAAGAAGAAGGACAGAGCGATGGGGGGGATACAGTGCCGCCGCCGTCAGAAGACTCCGGCTCTCCGATGACATTATCTGAGCGTGCTGAAGATGTAGTCGGGCTTGATCCAGAAGTAGAACGCTTGTTTCTTTTGCCCTACCCCAAGGGAGCCTTAAAAGGACAGGATGGGGACATCGATTGGTTGGATTGGGTTGCCCCTCAAATTGTCGCGGACATGACTAAATCGGCACTTTTGCCGGGCCATGTCGGGCAGGGGGGTGACTATAACATAGAGGACATTGTTAAGTTTACTTTGGATTACGCCATACCCGGCGCACAGGCTAGAGCTAAAACGAAGAAGGCTTCTGATAAAGAGGTTATTGATACAGCACCTACAACAGAGGCGTTAAGGCTGGAAGGTGGAAAGCTATTAAATCAAGCTCGTCGGAGTGGGGCGCGGCTTGAAGAAGATGATGTTATGAGATTGCTTTACATCCTAGAAAAAAAGGGAATTCAAGAAGGACTTGCGGATACACAGCTTCATCCAGCCACGATATCGTCGTTAAAATATGCCACCAACCGACTAATAAATTCGGGCGGCGATATGCGCTCTATTATGCTTGCCAGAAGAAATTTGGGCGCTGCGGCAAAACCGACACTAGGCAGTAAGGAAGATGATTTAAGAATAGCCAGAGAGTTGAGGGACATATTTGATGGTTTTATAGAAAAGAGATTGTCCGACCCTAGAGTTGCTGAAAAAACGAAGGGAGGGCGAGCTTTATGGGCAAGGATGAAACGCGCTGAATTGATTGAAGACATTATAGCAAAAGCAGAACTTTCTGGTGCAGGGTTTGAAAAAGGGTTGCAAGCCGGATTTAGAAGCCTATTAAACAATAAACCCAGACTTAGAGGGTTTAGCGACGAAGACAAGGCGGTTATGAAACGCATTGTAAAAGGTGGAACAGCAAAACAACTTATGGAATTTGTGGGTAAATTTTCTTTTTCAAGTGGCCCGTTGCGGGGCGCTGTAGGCACAGCGGCTGGGGCTGCTGTAGCTGGCCCAGCGGGGGCTGTTGCGGCACCTGTAATTGCTCAAGGGGCTAGAATGGCGGGGAGTGCGGCGGCTGCTCGTCAAGCAGAACTTGCTAGGGCGCTTGCCGCCAGCGGCGGTCGCGGAGCGCAAACTGTAATCAGGAGGCCGATAGCTCCGCCTATTGCTGGAGCTTTGCTGCCTAATACTCAGGATGCCCCCTTGGACATTCAAAATATGTACAATCCAAGAACAGGGCGCGGAGCCATATAAGGAGACTGAATAATGCCTTGGAGCGGTGGAGCTTTTACAAGAACGAATGGTGTTCATACGGGTGCTACCCTCTGGGCGCAGGATCGTGACGCTGGAACCAAGATACTGGCGACCAGGCACGATACCCACGATCAGGACTTGGCCGATGGCATTAACTCCACGCTCGAAAAGAGCGGGAGTAACGCCGCTACGGGCAATCTGAACATTGGCAGCAATCGCCTGACGGCGGTGGCAGACGGCACGGCCAAGACAGACGCTGCTACCGTCAACCAGATTCAGAGCAACGCCCCGGCCTTCCAAGCAACGGATACGGGCACCGCCAATGCTTATGTCGTCGCACTGTCTCCGGCGGTGACGGCCTATGCGGCGGGGCAGGCGTTTACGTTCAAGGCTGGTGCGGCCAGCACCACAGCATCGACGCTGAACGTCAACGGGCTTGGCACCAAGGCAATCAAAAAGCTGCACGATCAGGACATTGCCTCCGGCGATATCGAAAGCGGCTCCATTGTCACTGTGGTTTACGACGGAACCAACTTCCAGATGACGAGCCAACTGGCTACAACCGCATCGTCTGGCGCACCATCAGCCTCTACATCGGCTAAAACATCAGCCTACACAGTCGTTGCGGGGGATGATGCCTCAACCGTTCTATGCTCTGCGGCCTCCGCAGATTACGAAGTGGCGCTTACGGCGGCTGCTACGCTGGGGGATGGATTTACCGTCACAATCAAAAAATCAGACGCCACGAGATTTATGATCACCATCAACCCGAATAGCACCGAGACAATCGATGGGTTGCCTGATCTGAAGCTCCGTAACGAGCATTCGGAAGTGACGTTAATCTGCGACGGATCGAACTGGCACATTATCAGCCATGAGAACGTGGCCTACGAATATAATGCCATCGACAACAGTAACTTTCAGGTGGATCAATATTCTCAATCCGTCACGAGAACGGCGTTAGGCTCTGGCTCGACGCTAAGAATACAGGATCGTTGGAAGATCGCGATGTCTGGCAGTCCATCGGCGCGGTTCACATATTCTGTTGAAAGCTCTGGAGGAGTGGATGGACGCCAGAAATGGGCGAAGCTCCTGTGTACAACGGCCAACGCCAGCCCCGACGCAAACGATCAGCTTATGATTCGACACAATATAACCGGGAATAATCTAGTCGGCGCTGGATTTCTTGGCACCGATAAATTTGTTGAAAATATGGTGATTTCTTTCGACATCATCGTTCATCTCGACGGCGGAAGTTCAGAGTCGTTTCCCGTCAAGATGGGTGTCAACTGTTTCACTGGGGATAGCACAGCCCGGGAGTACGTCAACGATGTTTCGGTGGCAGCGGCTGACACATGGGAGCGCGTGTCGATTGTCATTCCTCAAGACACCGCCGCGAACTGGTCGGCTTCGACAAGTGCAAAACTGTATTTTAATTTTAACCTCACCGCTGGTTCTGGCTCTGTCGGGACAGCGAATGCTTGGGCAAATACCTCGTACACTGATTACATCACTTCTGCGTCTTCGAATTTCGCAGACGCAACAAATAACTACGTCGGCATTACTAACGTGAAACTTCAGCCGGGACAGATCGCCACCCCCTATATCCCGCGTTCCTATCAAGAAGAGTTGCAGGTTTGCAAATTCTACGCGGAACTGCTGACGTATCAGACATCCGGTTCTCAGGTAGTTGCATTTGGTGCTGGAAGTGGCACGAACGCTGCTCAGACGAGCGTCACATACGAAGAAAAGCGGGCAACCCCCGCTATCACAGGCTCTGCCGCTGGCACCTTCCAGCTTTCAGCCTACGGTAGCGGCGGCAGTCAGGACGGGACTTCCGTGTCGTGGAATGAGCCGGGACTTACGAACGTGCGGATGAGCCTTTCGTATGGAGGAACCGCATTCACGCAGGATGAGGCCATACGGATTAACCGAGACGGGAGCGATGCCGCTTACATATTTATTGATGCGGGGATATAGCGATGGCCGTTGAAAACGCAAAATACATAAATCCTGATCACACCAACTGGGATGCGACAATTGATGGCGTCCAGTGGTTTGGTGCCGTCGATGGCACACTCTGGGATGTTATCATTGAGAGCGGCGTTGAGATTGAGGCATTTACGGAGACAACGAGATGGGAAGATGTGCGTGCTGAACGCGATAGACGCCTCGCAAAAACAGATTTCTACGCGCTGTCAGATGTCCCGATGTCATCAGAAATGACAGCGTATCGGCAGGCTTTGCGCGATGTTCCCGCAAACAATGACGATCCTAATTCCATCGACTGGCCGGTATTGCCAAGTTAAGAATGGATAAGGATCGACGCACGGTGGCATCTGCCCACCATAGAATCGATGAGTTGCTGGTGGATGTCCGCGAACACCTGGCTGTCTGTAGTTCAGAGTCCAAGTCACAGAATGCAAGGCTCAAGCGGCTGGAAACGCTTGTGATTAGCAGTGGAGCAGCGTCGATCCTTTTACTCGTGTCGCTGCTGGTAAAATAATGAATGAGCGTATCCCAGTTCATAAAACTGCTGGAAACCGTTGGAATACCAGTTCTCGTGGGGGCTGTGTCCGGCTACATGCTGTGGTGGATCGTCCGCTGGGTGCTGGTAAAGTTTTCAACAGACTTCAACAGCCAACTGGACAAGGGGCTGGCGAACATCGATGAGGAGATACGCGATACGCGGGCGGAACTGCTGGAAACAAAGCAGCTTATTATTCGCCTGATAGACAGGGTAAGGCTGCTGGATCAATCGCTGCTTGAGCATGACGCCGTAGCGCGGACGATCTGGAAAATAGGCCCTGCGCTTGACAGGCCGAGAACAAGGGCAGAACGTCGGGATGAGCTAGAAGAAGAATTACGGAATATAGGCAAAAATGGTGATTTATGATTTCTCTTGAGCATCTTATTTACCATGAGACAGGCGAGGCGGTAGGCCGCTACCACGATGAAGTGATCTGTATGCGCCCGTTCGGCCCAGCTATCGGCCACTCAACGATACCACAGGACATTATCGACGCCTTTAACGCAGATATAGATGCGGGCACAAAAGGCCCTGACTGGAGCGACAAGCTGGTAGGGAAGGTGGATAAGGAACATCTTATTCCCACAGAAGTTCTACAGCCTCACGCTAGGTATTTCACTGATGTTGCCTTCCGATATGTAGACAACTACGCAGAGCGGCATTGCAAGCCACTCCCCGAAAACATCAAGCCGATGGTGACGATACAGAGCGCGTGGTACGTCCAGCAGAAGGCGGCTGACTTCAATCCTGTCCACCTTCACACCAACGCAGAGCTATCGTGTGTCGGCTATCTCCAGATGCCCGAAGATATCCATAACGAGTGGGACGAGGACGACAGGGATCACTATCCGGCAGCGGGGCATATCGAATTTCTGCACGGTAGTCCTACGTTTCTGAACCGTTCGACGTTCATGGTGCGGCCCAAGGTTGGAGATTTCTTTATTTTTCCTGCTGATCTGCCGCATACTGTGTACCCGTTCAAATCGTCCGGCGAGAGGCGCAGCTTTTCGATGAACATTATTCTCGCAGAACAGGAGATAAAAGATGTCAACAAGTAAGAAGAAAGGGTTTCCCGGCCCTATGACACGCAGACAGATGGGTGCGTATAAAGGCATCCAGAAGAAAGGATACTATCCCGGTGGCCTCGACATTACCGCCGGTAACGAGCTGGGGTTCCGCTCCGAAGGCTGGCGCGTAAAGCGCGGCGCTGATAAGCGCGGTACTTTTGGGATGAAGCTCCGAAAGGCGTAACATGGCGACAAATCAGGAAGCTCGTCAGGCGGCGATACGGGCAGTCACATCGACTACCGGGACTTACGATGAGGACTGGGTGGCGCTTTTCACGACACGCAGCGCACCGGCTGGGACGTACAACGAGCGCCTTCTTAGTTATATCAATACAAAGCTGTCCACCAGCCACACCAATCTGAATGACGCCATGCAAGCTCTGGCGGCAAACCAGAGCGCGGATAACTTCAGTTCGATGGGGACGTTTACGCCATGACAACGAACCA